GCGCGTCCACGCGGTGGCACTGGAAACCTCCAGACCTACACTGATTTCGTTTTCCGATCCCGGCATCCCCTGAATATACGGCTGCGCCTGGTTGCCGGGCCGAAACTCCCATGCAACGCCGGAGAAGTTCTGTGAGCCGTCTGCATTTTCAAGCGCGGTACCATCAAGAAAAATATTCCTGCCTGTCAGCCCACCAGCAAACTCACCCTCGCCCAGGGCAATCAGGATTTTCGCCTTTGCCACCGACTGCAGATCGTCCGGCTGTTCCGTGGGAGTGCGCTGTTTAGACTCGCCGCCTTTGCGCCCTTTAATATGTTTTGCCATTTTTCGCCCATAAAAAAACCGCCAGACGGCGGTGACTGTAAGGGGATAATCCGAGGATGTTATTGCTGGTCTTCCACATAAATACCTGCGGAAATAATCGCGCCACCAATACGGCGCTTTCCGTAAAGGACAGGAACCGGGTAACCCTGCGCGGCTGTATTCGTTACGCCACCAAACGCATAGGATGCACGATTATCGGCGTCCTGTTTGCTGGAGAGTCCGGCGGGTTGAGGGGATAGCATTTGAACAACTCCCCCCAACATCATTGCCCCACCCATCATTGCCATTTTTGAACCAATGGCCCAGCCAACACCTGTCCACCCAGCGAAATATCCGATAACAACCCCAACAACTACCAACACTGCACCTAGAATTGTCTGTAAAGCACCTGCTTTTTTACTTCCAATAATATGAGGAACAATTTTTATAACTTCATTATTTACTGGATAACCCATGTCATCCAAGCCAATGTTTTTATTACCCCGATATACCGCAAATGTTAAACCTCTTAATTTACTACTATTAAGAAAACGCTCAAAATTATTTATGGTTTTGCAAAGAGCATGTATTGCTTCAGCATTTGTACGAACTAGTCTTTTATGGGATTTACCAAATAACTTTCCGAGTTGACCATACAATTCTATGGTCACTATTTTCTCTTCAGTTGTAATTACCATATCTTCTCCGGGAATAAAAAAACCACCCGAAGGTGGCTTTGATTGGCGTTAGTCGATTACATACATGAACGAGCGGCATTTCCCCATGGGTCGCTCAATCCTTTGGAAAGTGCATAAACTTTTATGTCTGATCCGCCGTTATATGTCTTATCAATTTTCACTAATGACACAGCCCCCATCCATTCATCAGAAGAGGAAATTTGATATCCTTTTTCAGTTGGCACGCTCGTAGAGGATGCTTTAAGAGCTACCCACTTTGGTGCTAAACATTTATTCATTTCATCAGGTGACTTTAAAGAATGACCAACATAAATCGGCGGATCACTTTCTAAACTTTTCGTGGAGCAAGCGCTGACACCAAAAAATAAAATTATTAATAGCAAATTTTTCATATTCATTCCCTTTTAGTAATACCCAAGAGAGTAGCAGATTTTATGCTATAAAATAAGAAAAGCCACCAAGAGGTGGCTCAACATTAAGTGTCAGTATTAATTTTGAGCAGCCTTGCCGCCAGTACACTGATACTCAACGGACACATTAGATAAAATACATGCTCCCCACCCATCGGTTTGCCCGCATTGCGATGTTTGTCCGCCAAATGCTTCAGCGCCTTCATAACCCCATGTTTTACATTTTTGTGCAGCTAAGGTGGATGCCTGATTCAGATCAACCACAGGCTTTTCAAACTGACCAACTGTATAACCCATGCGAACCGTACCATCAGCTTTACTTCCGCCCATAGGCACCATGTCTTTTTTGACAGAACAGCCAGCAAGTAACATCACAGCGAGCCCTGTCACGATCATTTTCTTCATCTTTTGTTTCCTTACGTTGCAATAGGAAACATCCTAACATTCACATGATTATTCTCAACATTGAAAATTAATGATTTTGAGCTATTTAACATCTTTATATCTGAGCATTTTAATGGTCCGTTCTATCCAGTAACCGCCGTACGGCACTCGCTGACTGAGGTGTCCGTATAGATGGTGAAGCAGCATATTGCCTTCCAGCAATATCCCGGCGTGATTCCACTTATTCGACTGCACCTGCATAATCACCACGTCCCCCGGCTGCGGCGCGCCGGTGAATTCCCGGAAACCGCATTCGAACCATTTATCCTGGTAAAAATTATCCGGGTACTGGTCCTCCCACCATGGGTAATCGACGCGGTAATCCGCCAGCTCGATACCATATGTCTGGCGGTAAAAGCTCATGACCAGCCCCCAGCAGTCGTAGACGCCGAGCACGAACGGACGTTCAAGCAGCGGAATTTCGCCGCGCGGCATGATCGTACGTAAATCCCCCTCCGGCCAGCTGACGATATGCCACGGCAGCGCCGTCACATCACACTGCGCTTTGTCCAGTTCGCTCGGCTGAGTGGTTGCGTCCGGATGGCTGTGCACGATGGCGGTGACTGTTCCCCAGTCTTCCGCCGCGGCGTAATCCTCCGGGGAAAGGTGAAAATGTTCTGTCGGCTCGGTAGCGAGATTGCGACACGGGAAATACTTCTCCACCTTGCTTTTCTGCGCCACCACCCCGCAGCACTCAAGCGGATATTCTGATTCCGCGTGGGCCATGATGGCCGCAATGGTCTTTTTGCGCATATCAGCTCCGGATTAGCGATGTACCGGGGAAGCCGCCGAACGAAAGCTCGTTACCGTCACCGAACCGCAGTTTGCAGGCGGTGAGTGTACCGTTGCATTCATCGCGGGACGGGTCGTCCACCGGATTGTTGTTTTTGTCGAAATAGCGCGTCCCGGCGTAATCACAGCCATCACCGGTGCGGTACTTGTTGCGGATGCACCAGGCACACAGGGAATGAAGCTGGCGCGTCGGGATCATCAGTCCCTGTAAATCCATCGGGCTGGACAGTGCAAACTCGACTACTTCGTTAGTTTCAGAGGTCTTCGCATCGATATACCAGACCTGCAGCTTTTCCTGCGTGGCGTCTGCCGTCGGGTTTCCGCCTGGAAAATTTCGCGCATCAAGGTACTGCGCCAGCGTGTCGTGAATCGTCACTTTAGCCTGCAGCAGGTCGTCATATGCCAGGCACAGCGCTGTGAGCGAGCCGTCGAGGTTGGCTACTGATAGCTTTGGTTGCGCGCTTTCACCACCCGTGGATTTCTCCAGACCTTCAATCTGACAGGGCCAGGCTTTATATTCCTCACCCTGCCACCAGATGCTTTTTGCAGGTAGTTTTGATTCATCGCTGCCAGCTGCAAGTATCTCGGCTTCGGTATGGGGGATGCTGTGGCTATGGAAGCGCATAACATCGCCCACTCCAAAGGCCGTACCGTCGACAGAAAAAAGCCGGACTGTGTCGCCCGGCTCAAGTTTCTGATAATCGCTATTTATCATGGTGCGAATGCCTGTTCAAAAGTGGCCGTAATCGTCATCACCGTTTTACTCTTGATTACTTTTTGAAGGCTGTCTGCTTCTACGCGCCACAAGGAAAGATCACCAAAAGGTGGTTTAAACGAGAAGGATTTTGTTTTATGACGCCGTAGAAAAGCATAAATCTGCAACCCTTTTTCAGGACGCCCGGTGAAAGAATATTCGTAAGTCAGGGTCTCGCTGTTCAGTCCTGAACCACTTACCTGCGTATAACCGTCTCCAAATTTCACTTTACGGATCGTGTCGGTGCTTTTGGTCGTGGGTTGGCTGGCCGACTGAATCGGCCATGCAAATGTTTCAATAGTCATAGACCACCTTGAAGAAGCTTCACAAGCGCAAGATAGATTATTTTTTACAGTATCTCTCGTAGCGTTTGAGATTTTCTATATTCGAATCTGATAGTAATGCTGGCTCTCCATTATCAAAGCCATAAGGGGTACTTTCTACATATATATAAAATAAAGTATCGCCTTGATAGCCACCAAATGAATTTTTAGCATTTAACTTACCGCATATATAACCACTGAGCTTTGATTCACTATTATCATTATCCGGTGAAAAAATGACATCGTGGAAAATAGCGCCATTAAGATCGAGAAGGGATTCCATAATTTTTCCCTTTCCAAAATCAATAGCCTCGCCAGTTTGACCATTGCAACTTGTTAATAAAAAGCAGGCAAGAATAACAATACAAATTTTAGCCATTTCAATATCCAATATTGTTAAAAATATTCATATGGTACTTAAACAATATATGAAAGTAACTAACGTTTTTGCTGAGCCATCCAGATAAGGCCGCCGGGACGCACTGCTTTTGCAATGCCATCATTAACGGCCTGCGTAATCACCTGCTGGTAAGCGCGTCCGAGCTGATCGCCAGCAGGCTGCTTTGTTTCATTCTGTGGGGAGGTGACGGAAACAGGCGCATAGACGCTGACACCCACAGGCGCGGTGATCGGCGCTGATCCCCCGCCAACCAGTCCACCAGACGCATAACCCCGCATCAGGTTATAAAGGTTCCCCACGCCGAGGCGGCTTGTTGCCTCTTTAGTGAAGACAAATTCCCCTTTGTGAACCACGCCTGCCGGTTCAAATTTTCCGCCTTCACCTGTATAACCACCGGCTGCAAATCCCAGAGCCGTCGTTGATGAGCTGACCATGCCGACCATTGCCTGCTTTATGAGGATCTCGGTCAGCATAGAGAGGATTGACTTTGTAAAGTCAGACCAACTGGCTTTCCCGTTTACAAGCATTTGGGCCATGTTCTGACTAATACCATCGAATGCAGTTGATGCCAGTGACTCCATCTGTCCATAAGCATCGGATGCTGAATCAACATAGTTTGCCCATGCGGTACGCGCGCCCGCCTGCCAGTTTCCGCGCAGATCATCCTGTGCGGAGTAGAATTTCTTAAGGGACTCCAGCTCCTGTTGGTAACCCTCATCTGATTCAGTACCACCAGCATTTTTCCAGCCCTGCAGCAACTGCGCCTCATCAAGCCTGCGCTGCTGTTGGCGGCTGCTCAGGCCTTTACTGTCAGTGAGGGCCCGGGTCTTCTCCCCCATCTGTGTGACATATTTTTGAGATCGGTCCTGCAGATTGTTCAGGCGCTCCTGAATAGCGATTTGATCGCCAAGCCGGGCATTGATTTCTGCCTGGGCGAGTATCTGTTCTTTATTACTGAGCAGGGATTTTTCGTCAGCCGTCAGGGCACGTGTTTTCGCAGCGTTCTCCAGTACAGCGAAACGGGCCTGTTCTTTCCAGAGATTCTGACGCTGCTGGCTGATGGTGTCATTCAGTCCCCGGTGCTGGCGCAGTACCTCCAGTTGCGCCTGGAGCTCCAGCGTTTGTGCACTGATAGAGTCCGTCGCTTTTACACCACCTGGGGTGGTGGTTCTGGCGGGCTTCTTAAGGGAGTCTTCGTATTCTTTTTTCGCCGTAGCCATCAGGGTGTTGTAGCTTCCCTGAAGGATACGCCCTTCCTGTAGCGCCTTGTTCAGCTCTTTCTGTTTACTGGTGTATTTATCAAGGGCAGTTTGCGTTTTTTCATAACTCGCCTCAGCCTGCGTGGCATACCTGAGCCTGTCCCGTTCAATGGTCGCCTGCGCCTGTGCGCTCTCCTCAGAAACGGTCTGCAAATCGGCCTGCAGTTGCGCGGCCTGAAGACTGATTCGGGTACGGTCCAGTACTTTCTGATACTGGTTTCGCATCGCATCGGAGACGCCAGGACCGGTTGCGTTTTTATCGAAGTTGGCCTGGGCAATATCAAACTGCTGTTGAGCCTTTTTCAGCAATTCAGCACCGGTATCAGGGCGACCGATATCAAGTATCTTGTCCCACATCGACTTGAATGCGTCGCCGACGGTGTTCGCCGCGCGCTCCAGGGTGCCCATATTGCCTTCAATAGCCTGGGTCTGCCTTTCAAACCCTTCGGTCGCTGCGTCGTTTGCCGCTTTCAGCGCGCCCGCGGCATCACCGGAGCGCTGCAGTTGCGCTACGTGCTCAATTTGCTCAGCCGTCACGTTGTGAAACTGCTGCGCCATGGCAAGCAGGCCGGAGGTGGGATCGCTGGTCAGTTTCCCGAACGCTTTGGCCACATCCTCAATTTCCAGACCGCTTTTGTCTGCAAACTCGGTGATGCTTACCGAAAGGCGCTCAAAATTAGCTCCCGCAGCAACACCGGCATTCACCAGTGCAGTCAGCGTACCGGCAGCCGCTGAGAATGTGATCCCGGCGCTGGCGGCAGCCTTACTCACCGTCAGCATTTTTTGCGCTGTCAGCCCTGCAGTATTGCCTGAAAGAACCAGCGTTTTGTTGAAATCAGACAGCTGCGAATTGCTGCGATACCACGAATACATCATCAGGCCGGCAGTCACCGCTACAGCAGCCAGCGCCACGTTGAACGGCGTGATAAATCCTCGTGCCCTGCCGAGGTTTTCCGCGGCGTCAGAAGCATTATTGAAGCTCTCAGCAAGTTCACCCGCACTTTCACTCGCCTCGTCAGTGGTTTTCTGTACGTCGCCACTAAAACCGAAGAGCGCATCGCGCAGAGCCTGGAACATTGGCCCAAATCCGCCGAAACTATCCTTAACCTGCCCACCCTGCTGGAGCAGGATCAGGAACGGTGACTGGCCACCGGCCAGCTGCGTGGCGATATCGGTGAACTGCGCAGGTAGCATTCGAACGGCGTTACTGTACGCGCCCACCGACATACCCGCGCGCCGGGCCGCGGCCTCCTGACGGTTAAACGCCTTGTCCACCTGATCGGCAGTAGCGGTGGCCGCCTTGCCCAGTTCGCTGAGCTTCTTTCCACTGTAAACCAGCTGCTCGTTAAATTTTGGGGAATTCAGATCGAGATTAACGATCAGGTCACCCACCGACTGGGCCATAGCGCACTCCTCCTAGACTTTCAGCAACGGACATCATGGTGTTGTCATCCTGTTCGATGACCAGCTCAGGGGGGTTAAGAAGACTGAAGCTACCGGGAGTCAGATCAGTATCCTTACACATGATGGAAATAATGAGATGGCTCAGGCGGGAAAAATGAGCATCCTGCAGATCGTTTTCGAAATACTGATCGCGGTAAAAACGCCCCCACTCAGCCAGTTCTGAAGATGACATGCCGGCAAGCATCTGGCGCCAGTCCGGGCGTCGAAATTCCCTCGCCAGCTTCATGACAAAATTCAGCTCGCCGGCGAGGACTTTTCCGGCGTGAGCTCTTCAGTTTCGCCCGGGTTATCAGGTTGTTCCTGCTCTGCCGGCAGCATGTCAGAGAGTGCCTTCACGAACCGGTCAGCAGCACCGATCATGGTGATTGGCCAGCCGGACAAGACATCCTGATAAAGCTGCTCAACATCGCTGTTGGCGGGATCGGCATGCCAGAGAGACATGGCAACAAGTCGGGCACCCTGGCGGATATCCTGCTCCACCAGCAGCGTGTAAAGTGTCTCTTTATCTGCGTCTGTCGGCAATGCTTTTGCTGCGCTGGAAATGAACTGCAGATGCTCAATACGCTGTAACGCAGAAAGTTCAAAGAGGGTGATTGTCTGTTCGCCGTATTCAAGTTGGCCAGACTTCAGGAATTTGGACATCTTTTCTCCGTAAGGGGGCTCACGCCCCCTGGGTTCAGGAAACGGTAACTTTACAGATTGCGATGAACTGGCCGTCACTGGTCATCACTACGATGTCCGCCTGGCCTGCGGCCACGCCCTTAACGGTCAGAACATTGCCAGCCACAGTTACAGTTGCTTTCGCACGGTCGGAAGACGAAGCCAGGAAAGTTTTATCCGTGGCGCCAGCCGGGTTCACCGTGACATTCAGTGAATCGGAGGCATTTATCGCCAGCGCAAGCGTGGTTTTGCTCAGCGTCACGCCGGTCACTGAAGTAACAGGCGTTCGGGTCTCTTCCGCCAGGCTTGGCTTACCGTTGTTGCTGATCTTCACGCTGCGGGTGATCACTTCTTTTGCTGGAATGGTTTTACCCAGGCTGCTGATCCAGCCCTTAAACACGTCAACCGTACCGTTGGGGAATTTAATTTTGTAGGCACGCACATCACCGGCATAGAACCAGTCAACCAGTCCCTGCTGCCCGGATTCACCAGGCTTCCAGGCCAGCACAAAGCTGGTTTCGCCAGCGGACTTTTCACCCTGCGCGGTGTTCGTCCAGTCGGCGTTGGGATCGTCCAGGTAGGTATCGTCATAAGACTCCGCCGTCAGTTCCCCGGGCGTCAGTTCTTTAACCTTCGCCGTGCGCGTCCAGTCCGTGTCAGAAAGTGGGTTCGCATAGGGATCGCCGGTACCGGTGTACACCCAGAACGTGGTGCCTGCGCCTTTGACCGGCTCAAGAGGGTTTGGTGTTGGCATAATTTCCTCACATCACATAAGAGATAGAATATTGCAGGTCCGCCGAGCCCCACGTGGCCATTTCGTCGTCGCGCTGGTAGTCGTAGCCCTGGGCAGACATGGTTTCGAGAACGCCGGAAAGCGCGGGAATGCTGACCATTACCGGATAAATGTTGTTTTCCATCCATTCATCCAGTGCCGAATCGGTGTCATCCCCTTTAAGAAAAACTTCGATATGCAGCATGGCGCGCCACATATCTTCGTCAACGGACTCGTCGGTAGACTCGGCATCGGTGAGATATACAGCGACCGCCGGCAGATCCTGCGGGTCCAGTACGGACGGACGACCATCAAACCAGGTCGCCGCCGGGGCGTTACTGGCTTTCAGTGTGTCGAGTACAGTTTTACGAATCAGTGGGTGCTTCATTTCGTGACTATCAGCCTCAGTTGGTTACGAAGGGCCGCGGCCATCTCTTTGGGAAGGTCGGTTTCAGTAAGCCGCTTACTTTCTTCCTTAAACGCAGTGGTCAACGGTGTCGCCAGCGGTATGCTGACCACTTCAACCGGATAACGCGCCCGGGTGGTACGGCGAAGCACATGCCAGCGACCGTTTTTCAGTTGCTGAATGAAGCCGCCGGGAAAGGAGAATTTACCAATACGCAGCACACTGCCGGCACCGGACACATCACGCCTGCGGCGCGAAAGCCTGACGCTGGCAACGCCCAGTTTGATGGCGGGAAGATTGCCTCGGTTAACACGGATAGTCGCCAGCGGCTTGCGGATCGTGGCTTTCTTCAGCCGGGCACGCTGATTAACCAGTTTCCTGGGTACCCTGGTCTGCCCCGCGACGCGCCGGGTGCTGTGGCTGACTGCCCGGGTGGCGACGCGGTTGACAGCCTGGGACGATGCGCGCGGAACCGCTGTTTTACTGATGCTTTCAAGATTGGCAATGGCCTGATCCAGTCCTTTGATGGACATGCTGCCCCCTTATTCAATCCAGATTTGCGGCTTTCCGTTGAACGTTTGCTGACGGGTAATTTTGTACGTTTCACCTTTCCAGATGACGACATCATTCCGGCGCGGTTTCAGTGAATCCGAGAAAATAACGAGGGAAATCCCTTCACCGACCACCGGCCCCATTTCAGCCACGAACTGGCTTTCGATGGCGTCATACCCCGTACCATTAATCAGCACACGATCGCCCATCTGCCGGACAGTGGCGGCGTCCATGCGCGCCACCATTTGCCGGAACCGGTTAGCCATTCAGCCTTACCGCGACTGAAGTGGCATTCGCACCGGCAGCTTCCCAGGCCTTCCCGGCTGGTACCGCTCCGGTCGCATCCAGCTGGATTTTCCCGCCTTTGATATAAACCGCCTTGCCCTGGGCGATATCATCAGCGGCCAGTTTTGGCAGGATCACGACGCCGGTCGTGCGTCCGTCGCCGGTTTCGCCGGGGGCGATATCGACGATTGCCACGGCAACAACGTCACTGATTACAACTGGCGCGCCACTGAGGATTGCGGAAGCACCACTGTTCGTGATGGCGATGGTATTGCCATCCTGAAGATAATTTTTCATGCAAGTCTCCACGGCCCCTGGCGGAGCCGAATTTCAGACACAAAAAAAGCCCTGACGGGCCACGGGAACTACAGGGAGAGATTATTTACCGGTGGATTTGACCAGCCCGCGGTAATCAAGCGGTGCCACACCCGCGTCGATACGCACTTTGGTGGCCACGCCGTCGGTGGTGAAACCTTCCTGCTGATCGATATACGGAGTATCGACGCCGTTCAGGTAGGCAACCTCGATGGTGTCGCTGCCTTTCTGGGCCGCCAGGTACCACGCTGCAGGATCAGCATCATCCAGTCGCGCTTCTGAAATAATCTGCGCAAAGTTCTGGATCGGGTTAACGATACCGGCATTGACGTCGGCACCCTTAACGCTGGCAGACTTGATGGTCTGGCTGGCTACAGTTTCAAGCACCGTCGGCACCAGCACGTATGCCGGGCGAATATTCAGCGCACGTTCGCCTTCTTTCTGTACCCGCATCAGCTGGCGCGCTTTATCGAGGCTGGTGACATCGATAGCACCCGTAGAAAGGTTTTTGTGATCGGCGCTGAACAGTGCCTTGCCGTCTGACAGTTTCGGGTTTTCAATCAGTACCGCATAAACCAGATCCCCGATGGTGGCTTTTGCCGCACGCCCCATTTTGGTAGGGACGTCGGTTAGCTGGTTCAGGTCATCATTGATAATGGCCTGGCGGGTAATGGAGAAAATCTCACCGTAGGTCGCCAGTGCGATGGTTTCGCCTTTATCGCCGGTGGTCACGTACTTATATTCAGCACCTTCACGAACCTGGCGCAGCGACGGGAATCCACCCATGCCAACACGATGTGCGGTCTTGAAGTCGCTCAGGCTACCTTTCTTGGTCCAGAGCTCGAAGGTTTCCTCGGCTTCTTCCCAGCCCTGCAGCAGCGCCTTGTTGGCAACGTCCAGCAGGATATTACCGAAATCAGAAGTGCTGTGCGTCAGCGCGAAGCCGACCATCTGCATCGGGTTGTAACTCGCCACACCGATACCGCGTTCGGTCAGGGACATGCGCGCATACTCACGCAGCGTCATACCGTTATAAACGTTATCGCGCGACACTTCTTCGTAACCGGCACGGGCCATCAGCGCCTGGCGGATACCGTCGCCTACGATATTCCCGTTACCCGCATAAATGTGGGTGGTGCTGGTTTTGTTGGAGGGGGTCGCTGTTTTGCCGAGTTCCGCCAGCAGCTTGTCTTTGGCCTGCTCAACGGTGCAGTCCAGATCGGCAATACACTGCGCCTGCAGGTCCTGGTGGCGATTGCCGAACATGGCAAACAGATCATTAATGCCGTTGAGCCGTTCACGCTGTTCTGCAATCACCTGAGCACGAATGGTATCAGCGTTTACCGGATTCTGCGGTGCATCCGGCTGCGCGGGGGTTTGCGGATCACGGCTGGCGGTGTTGCGCGGCGGGGTGACCATATTACGAATGCTTTTTGGCATCTTCTCAAATTCCTCAATACGTTTTGAATGGATACAGGCCATCGCCTGCAGTGACGGGGTCACCTGGTCGGCAAAACCCTGAGCCAGGCACTCTTCGCCAGTAAGCCAGGTTTCGTCTTCCAGCATGGCGGCAATCTCATCATGAGATTTGCCGGTTTTGGCCGCGTAGGCCGGGATAAGAACACTTTCCACTTTGTCTAGCAGGTCGGCATAGTCGCGCATGTCATCTGCATCGCCGCCCGCGAAACCCCATGGCTTATGGATCATGAGCATCGTGTTTTCCGGCATAATGACCGGGTTACCGACCATCGCGATTACCGAGGCCATTGACGCGGCCAGGCCATCGATATAAACCGTGATGGCGGCGCCGTGGAACTTCAGGGCATTAAAAATGGCGATGCCATCGAAGACATCGCCACCCGGCGAGTTAATGTGCAGTTTGATGTGGGTGATATCACCCAGGGCTTTCAGGTTGGCAACGAACTGTTTTGCCGTTACCCCCCAGTAGCCAATTTCATCGTAGATGTAGATCTCCGCCTCGCTTTCCGCGCTGGCCTGCATACGGAACCAGCTATTTTTTACGCTGGCTTTCGGGCGGTTCATTACCCGGTTTCGTTTCCTGGACACTGGTGTCTCCTTTGTCATTTGCCGGGTCTGTGTCGAACACCAGCCCCTGTTTACGGTTTTCATCAACCTCTGCTTTACGGCGACGTTTTACGTCATCCGGATTGGCACCGCGTGCACGCACCCACTCGCTTTCCGTGGCCGCACCGCCGCGCAGCAGCAGTTTCCACGCTGTCGCCTCTTTAACCGGGTCGATCCACGGCATTACCGGTCCGGAGTAGACGGCGTTATAGAGCGATGCCTTATCCACGCCGCGCGGCAGTTCGATTTCCCCGGAAGCGACAGCCATCTTCAGCCACGCGCGGTACATCGGGCGGGTGATCGCGGCAATAAATGCGTCCTGGAGGATGAGATAACCTTCAGTGGACTCAACCAGCTCCTGGCGCTGGGCACTGTAGGTACCGTCATAATTCCTGGCGATGCTGGAGAAACTGCCGCGCGAACCCGCAGCAACTGCACGCAGCTGGCCGTTGCGGAACGTTTCGAGGTTGGGATTGGGTCGGTCTGATTTGATCATCCCGATGTCTTCACCGGGCCGCAGATCGTCAAACAACATGCCGGGCTCAATATTGAGCTCTCGTGAGCCACTGCCAACGTCTTCAGGATAGGACTGGCCGTCCCCTTTTTTGATAAACATGCCCAGCGCGGCAGCGATGCGCGCGGCGGTCAGTTCGGCGTCCTCGTATTCCTTCAACGCAGACAAACGCATCATTACGCCTGCCAGCAGGGAGTTACCGCGTAACTGATGCAGACGGCGCATGAACTTAAGGTGCAGCATGTTTTCAGCGACGATATCTTTGGTGTCGCCCAGCAGCATCCCTTCAGCGGGCATGTTGCGGTACACCAGATATTTCACCGGGCGTCCCCAGTCGTTCAGGTAGATGCCCTGGCTGAGTTTCTGGCTGGTATCGGTTTTTTCCAGCGGGACAAAATCCGGCTCCAGCGCCTCCAGCCAGAACGGGATGCCCGCCACCGGTGAAAGCCCGTTTCCGGTACCGCTTACCAGCTGGGCAAAGACTTCGCCGTCCCGTAGCCAGGTCCGCGCCATCAGGCGCTCCAGTACAGGCCGGGTAAACTGCCCTGTCACGTCAGGGGATACTGACCATTCCGCCCATTTTGCACGGATTTGTGTGGCAAGCGTGTCAGCCAGCTGACCGTTTGTGAGCAGCGGTTGTGGCTCCACAATGATGCCCTTCGCGCCGACGATGCGTTCCTCCAGCTTATCGAGCACGCCAATCACCAGATCGTGATTGCAGTCCAGCCAGCGTGCCTGCTCTCGCAGGGAGCGCCCACCAAACTGGGTCAACTGGTTGGCGGTGCGGTTTTCGCGCCGGGCGCGGTGGGTGCGCGTCGGCATAACCGCTTCATATGCCTGGATCACCATCCGGGAACGCAGCCGCGCTGCTTTCCATCCCGGTGAGAACAGGCCGATTGCATTATCCAGCAGGCTCATCGCGGAAACCTCGCCAGCTTAAACCCGCCGGAACAGCGGCCCGCGGTGGCTGCAGTTGCCGATGCCAGTTTGCGCTCCCACTCCTGGCGGCCTTTACGGATTTCACTGAGGTTTTCCATGGTCATCTGCTGGCCGTTAAAGGTGATGGATTTCCCCTGAAGAACAACCAGCTCCGCCTCGGTGTAGCGGTCGACCATATTCTGAATATCGTTAAGCTTCACACCCAGCCTCCTGATGATGATGGTGCCCATACCGAGTCACGGGATGGTTTAGTCTTCGGTTGAGATACTGCCGGTACCGGCTTAGCAACTGCTGCCACAACAGGTGATTCGTTTGCCACTTCAGCCACCAGCCAGGTGTCGCGGCGCGCCCATTCCGGCGCATCAGGCCACTTAATCTTTTCGTAACCGTGCAGAATGACCAGGGCATGCGCATAAACCATAAGGTCAAACGCCTCATTAGCGCCCTTACCGGGCTTCGTCCATTTACCATCAGGGGAACGCTCCTCATAGGTCAGTTCGTCGTAGAACCACTCCCCCAGCCAGTCGGGGAAATGAACATAGTTCGGCCCGGGAACATCACGCCACAGGGCGTTATTGATCCGGTCCTTAAGCGCGTTGGTTTGCAGAAGGTAAAGAGGAACATCACCCGCCGCCTTTGCGCGGCGGGAGGAGCGTCCGGTATTATCGGGATACGTTCGGGTGATGAGTTTTGCTCGCGCCTGGCTGTCACCCTTGAACAACCATACCCGGCGTTGAAGACCATCCCGGCGACAGCGCCGCCAGAACTCATAGGCGTTATCCGTAACCCCGTCTTCACCGCCGGAGTCCACAGCCATCGCCATCAGGCTCATGCGCTTTCCGGGCTCACCTTCGATCGCCCAGGTTTTATCAAGTACGTCAGTGCGCAGCAGTTCCCAGTCCTCCGGGTAACTTGCCGGATCGATATGAAAACTTTCGCCGTCGGCGTTGGTACGCAGGGACTGAAGAATGTTGTAGCGGTCAACTATCCACCGCTCACCCTGCGCGCCGTAACCCACGACCTGAACAACAAAACGGCGGTTGCGCCCGCCCTGCACGTCAACCGTGGCAACCAGGAACTGGACACCGACTGGCACCCGGCGCTTTTCCACCGGCTCTGCGCGCTGCTGCAACGCTTCGCCCCTGCGCTGGTTCAGCCCGGAGCGCGGCAGGTAAGGAAGTCCCCAGTCGGTATTGATGACTGTCTTGAGGGTTTCTTCGCTGCCCGTGACCTCGTAGTCCTGCTCCGCCGTCAGCAGTTTGTAGACCAGTTGCGCCCACGTCTGATACGCCGCTGCGGGTCCCTCCATCCAGAACGAGGCGATGCGGGAACGCCTCGCCTCGCCGGTGATATTGCCGTCACGGTCTATATGCTGGCCTTCGCGTAACCACACACCCTTCAGGTTGAGCGTACGCTTCATGTCTGCGGTGATTTTGCCGCTGCAGGCCGGGCAGCAGATATGCGCGGCTTCACTGGCTTTAACGGTGTCACTGATTTCGCGATAGCCGGTCATGGCATGCATTTCTGGCTGGAAATACTCGCCGCAATGCGGGCAGGGCCAGTACCAGCGTCGGCGATCGCCGCGGTTGTAAAGCGCCAGAACGCCTGTTGTCGGTGGTGCTTCATGAGGCGACGTGCGCCGCCATTTGGTGTCGATGATGTCGCGCCCGGGTGAGCTTTCCACCAGCGTCATGCCGGACGACATAAAAGTGGTGGTACGTTTTGACGCCAGCGAAAACGCATCACCTTCACCGTCAATATCTTCCGGGAAGCGATCATAGTCGGTCAGCGCCACGCACTTATAATCCGAGGAGGACATGATGTTCACAGAGGGCCAGCCAATTTTCAGGTAGTTGCCAGCCCGAAATGTGCGGTCGTGAACGTTGTTATCGTTGCGCCGGGGGCTGAGCCGGTTCTTAACCTCCGGGCTACAGCGAAATGTACGGTCAAGACGCTTTTTCGAGTGTTCGCGCGCCTTCTCTTCCGTCATCTGTATGATCAGCATATCGGAGGGATCGCACACCACGTTGTAGACCACCCAGCCATCAATCAGGCCAATGGTTTTACCGGTTCGTGCCGGACCAACGAACACGACAGCATCATATTCGCGTGATGCCAGGCAGTTCATTGGCTCAATAACATAGGGTGCAAGGTTCGGGTCCCACGGGACCGAGTTACCCGCCCCCATTGGGACACGCATATATTTACTGACCGCCTCGGCCACCAGCATGCGTCGCGGGGCTCGAAGAATTCCAGGCATATCCCTGCGGATACCCCTTGCGGATGCCCGCTTCGCCATCAGTCCTCCTCAGGCTGGTCCTCCTCCGGTTCGGCGTCCAGAACGCGCTGGGCTATCTGGTCGCGTAGATCATCAATGACACTCTGCACGCGGGCGACGGCTGCGGGCGATAATGCGCAGTCACGCTCCAGGATGTCGGGTAACGTTTCCAGAACCTGAACCACGGCTTTAGACATGACAGCAAATTCGCGTGCCACCTGCTCCGCCGGTATGAGCTGCCCTGTTTCCTGCTCGAACTTGATCCGCTCGTTCTCCGCTTTCCAGTGTGCCAGGCGGTCAGAAGGTGGCATTTCCTCGGTGCTGGCAGACACCGTTGGCACCATCAGCTCCGTCAGGACGTCCGTTACCAGATAGAGTTTCAGTTTGCTGTTGCTGCCGGGCGCTGGCTCGACGTTTTTCAGCCTGGCGGCTACCGTCTGGCGATGCACATTAGTGATCCCGGCGAGCTGGTTAATGTTGAGCTTCAGGGAAGCGATTTCCTGGTCCATGATGGTGAACACTTTTTAACCGTTTCGACATCTTCGCAAATCGCCGATACGTTAAATCAGCAACTTGCCCACATGATGATGATGACCACAGATTTCAAAAACCAGCCGTTTTCCGCGTGCCCGCCGCCTCGTGGCTAAGGCCCCCTCCGGGAGGACCCGCCATAATGAGAAATATTCTTATTTGTATTTAAGGGCAACGCATTTAGCCATCTAGACATCTGTTATAGGCGATACAGGGTGAACCAATCAGCGTCCGCGATTGAACAGCAATCCGTCCGGCTGCAGTGCGTTGCGGATAGTATCGTTTAGCGCTTGATCGGATGTAAGCCTGCAGAACGGGACAACCGCCCGAGAGAAGCGGCTTCTCCAAGCTTGCGACCGAAAGACTCTCTTTGATGCGCGTACGAAGCGCAATAAAAAGCCCCGCGTAAGCGAGGCTAACTTGGGTCAAAACTTGAAACTACGAAACGGGCGTGGGCTGATATTTCGTAATGGCCCTCTCAATATCAGATAGAGACGGCTCGATAACCGGAAATCCAATCCAGTAATTTTTACCGTTGAATGATCGGTACTCAAAAATAGAGAAAGCGGCTTTGCGAAAGCGCTGATCGTTTTCTTCGGGGGTATAGTAAAAACGATGCACCCCGTCTGCCACTTTTCTTACTTCACCGTTCCATCCCTCACCAAAGAGCATAACGTCACGCATAAAGCTTCTCGTTCATGGTAGTCGATTAGTGACATTATCACAGGCACTCAGTGAGTGCCTGCTGTAATGTCAGGCTCTTTATCACCGCAGCCCCAGACCGCGCGCAGTTAGCTCACCGATGAGCTTAAGCTGTGATAATTTTTCACTGGCGCGCGGCCAGCAAACTTTCCCTTTTCGTCGACAGAGCCATATCGACAGGAGAATGAACAAAATCAATATTGTCACCTCAGGCACTGCGTTTTGATGTAGTCCTGCAATCCAGCAATCATTTTCCCGCTGGTTTCGATTCGCTCTCTGAGGGTGAAATAATCCCGCTCAGCGGCGTCAGTAAGTCCGGGGGTGGTGCCATCATCCACGCTGGTGGCGCTGGTCGCTCCGTTCGCGGGACATCTGGCGGAGATTTGCAGCCGCTTACGCCCAGCAGCAACATCGCGCTCAAGCTGGTTAATATTTTCATGGGCATCTGCCAGCTCCTTCGTGTATTTCGCATCGAGCGCCGCGACATCGCGCTGGCGCACCTGCATGTCATTAATGTTGGCGTTCGCCAGTTTAAGATTCCGTTCTGCGGTATCAGCCCGGCCCTTCTCATCAGCAATCTGTCCAGTTAAATACCAGACCAGAAGCACGGACAGCAGCAACTCAATTAGCAGTAGCAGCATTACGCGACTAGATTTCATTTTTGCTCTCCGCCAGGCACATTGAGCGCTCCATTTCTCGCCGGTTCTGTAACCCTTTCCATTTCATGCCACCAGCGTAAACCCAGCGGCGCATTTCTTCGCAGGCTCCGGCATGATCACCCTTATTCAGCTTTCGAAGCAGCGTCGATTTGGAAAATGCATCAGAACCAACGTTAAAAACGAAGCTATAGAGCGCAGCGCGCTGGTACTCGCCCACCGGCACCTTTACCAGCTTGTCTACGGTGCGTTTCACTGGCTGGAGATCTTTCCAGAGCAACCGATCACATTCCTGGTCGGAATAACGTTTATTGCGAATAATGTCCGGGCCGGTGTGACCGTCGCAGACTGTCCATACTCCGGCAACGTCCTTATAAGCTTCGTACTTGCGCCCTTCCACTCCGTCCTTACCACCAAGAAATACCGTTGCGATCGCCAGCGCACCAGCACCAGCTACGCTAAGAAGCTTTTTACGCAGAGATGCCGAGATAGCCATCACTCCTCCTTAAAACCAGCGGGGTTAGTGGGCCAGCGCTGAAGAGCCTGAATCTGCGCCAGAGTGGTTTTGCGTTTGTAGTACCAGTTAATGCCGAACGTCAGCAGCGCGACCACAATACCTGCGATAACACCAACGGCGCTCCATTCGTCAGGGCTAAGCCGGGTCAGCACGCCATTAGCTACCGTCCCGGCTGATGCGCCATAGGCAGCGCCAGAAGCTAACTTGCTCATATTGGACATGTCTCTCACCTCCGCTTTTGGGAAGTGCTGTGTGATGGGAATAAAAAAGGCCACCATTAAGGTGACCTTGATGAGCCAAATAACGCCACTATTCGGCTCGAAAGATGAGCCGAATGCATTAATTTGGTAATAAAAAACCCCGCCGAGGCGAGGTTCCTGAATTCTGTAGTTGCTTTTAGTCGCTGCCATCGCGGCGCAGCTCTGCCAAGCATGAATGAATTAACCAGTTTTCTGGCCCGTTTTCAACGTAACTCTTTAAATAGAGCACTTTTTGCTAAATTCATCATAAATACCCATCCATTTTGCGCCGTACTGACAGGAAGATCTTTGCCTTGAAAATTTCCAGACACCAACGCACCCGTTTACGAGCCTCGCCGTTCGTCAGCCACGGCGCCACCGACAGCAATTCGCGCGCAATGTCGGAAATCTTGTTTCTCGTCGTATAGAACTGCATGCCCACCAGATAAACAGGATCATCAGACTTAAACGTCTGCAGCATCACCCCTTCGATAAAATCAGCATCATCGCGACGTTCGGTTTCCTCAATCAGCTCCCGGATTGATAGTGGCCCCCAGAGTATCGTTTTGGCACGAACAACACTTTGCGCTCCCCTGAACCCTTCCTGGCGAGCCTGCTCGATAGCAGCGGTAATCCGTGATAACTGCGTATCAGACCACTCGGCCTCTTTTGCCTGTGTCCAGAACCGGCTGCAGTTCTCCAGCCGATACTGCGCACGTGTTTTACCTCCTACACATTCACCCCATACAGTAAGCAGTGATGCTATCCAGGCCGACTGAATCGTTGTTAGTGGCGTAAATTTCCCCAGATAACTTTTACGTGGCGCTGCAGCTACAATACCCAGCCCTGCATAATGCTGCCGGCGTTGACGTGGTGTCATTCTCTTCTCCTTTACGCCAGAACGCCGAGCGCAAACGCCCGGTCCAGCAAATAAATAATCAATTCCGGCTGTGTGCCGTATTTACGTTCAAACGTTTTAGGGTCGTTATGCAATTCGGTGTGGTGTATACGGCAAAGAGGGATCGTGAGGAAGTCATGTGCTTTAGTACCCATCCCTCCCTGACGCCAGCCAATAAGATGATGAGCATCATCAGCTGGCTGGCCGCAGCACTGACAAGGCTGAGTTTTAACCCAGCGGAGAAACTTCGCGTTCCGCCAGCGGTGAAGTTTGGGGCGTGACATTGATGCCGCTGGCGGTTCTGGATCTACCGCAATATTCACTACAGCTTTTACCGGTTCCTGGAAGAGCGATTCTCGAAGTGCCGCCGCGTCAGCAGCTTTACCCTGCATGATGCTGGTGGCCGTCAACTCCGGCCTGATATCGCTTTCACGTGTAACGGACTGGATCACCAGCGGAGGGAAGTCAAAGGCGCGGCGGGCGATGGCTTCAGGCAATAAGTCGGTGAGTTCCATGCGAAATGCCCACCAGCATAATTCTGCGAGTGATAATTCGCGGTACTGATCGACGCGCAGCCGTTGACGAATCTGGTCGATAACCCATTCAATAACGTTGCGCTCAGCGATAGCCTGCAGCTGCCGGGTCGACTGGTCGCGCAGCAGATTGTCACAGCTCCAGCACAGCCGCAGCGCGCCGGGTTCATGCCGCATCGTTACCAGTTCATGATGGTGATATTCGCTGTGTGGCCACTGACAACCGCCGCGACGCAATAGCCAGTTTTCCAGCGAAGATATCCCGCCAGCAACTTGGATGACTCTTTGATCAAGCAGGAACGGGATAAGCTCGGGGTCCTGTGCTAAGGGCTGATGCGCCTCCGGTACCAGGCCACTTTCAAGGTGTGCCATATTGTCGGGCTGGCGCGCCACCAGCACACGACCTGAACTGAAGATGCTCATCAGCTCACTGCCTGGCTTAAGTAGAACAATACCCAGCCCCCTGGCGATGTCAGGTTTCAGGAGAGCTCGCATAGCGGGGCCTCCGTGATAATGATCTGCCCGGTTTCGCCCCAGAGCTTCGTCACCCGTCCATCCCAGATACGGCTGTCATCGTCGAAGATGGCATCGAGTAAGGCCTTTTCGAGATTGTCCTTATCCGGCTTCTGCTGGTGGGGCTTACCGTCGTGCTGCTGGCGTTTCTTTTTGCTCCAGCTCTGCGGCATCGCGATCACAAAAGTTACGTGATAACCAGACTCTGGCAGAGTCACGTTATGCAGGCGGACTTCATCACAAAACGCGCGATACCGAAGAACTTCCGGTCGCTTTTTCCATTTATCCGCACGGGTCATACGCGGCTTGCCCATAGGGGTGATGTTATAGACCTTCATCATCGACCCCACATCCGCTGTTGGTAGGTCTTGTCAGTGCGAGGTGGCTGGCCCGACTCAGGCAGCAGCGCGCTAACTATCCAGAACCGGACGTCGACTGAGAGGCTTTTTTCAGTTTTGATTCCGTTGCGGGTGTAACGCGCCACCAGCTCGTCGGCTTCTTCAGTGGTGAGGTTGTCATATTTGAACCAGGTCATTTTCATAAGGCACCACCAGCGGATACCGGATACGAAAAATCGCTGGCGTCGGTTAACGTCAGTGAAAGAATAATTTTGATGTGATTTTGCGCCATGGTATCTCTCCGTGGCGCAGCAGGTTGCGGGTTGTTCAGGCCCGCGCTGAGAGTCTAACAGAGGGAATCGAAACGTGGTAGCCAGCTTTTTTTAGCATCTCGGTAAACATAGTCGGCGTACCAATTATCTCGTCTTCCGCCAGCGGCATGAAAGAAACCAAATCCCCCCGGCGGTACATCAGGGCCCGCTCACATTCTGGAAAAGAATGCAGTTTCGCCACAATAACGCCATCGTCGCAGCGTATAACCACGTAACCATTAGACGGCATGTCATCAACATCTTCCACTTCTTATCCCCCTGCTAAAGCCTGAACGAATCAATACAAAAACAAAAATCAGTTGAACCACTCGTCAGCACTTTCCCAGGTTTCCTGCAGAATATTAGCGACCTCGTCTTTATCGCCCCCGATCACACTAAGTCCGTCATTAGGTGCCCGGCGTACGGTGAGCTTGCACCCATCAAAGCGCTTGTTCAATCGCTTTAAGAGTTCGTTTTCCAGCGCCGGGATCGCGCCATCAGGCAGTTTTTTTGTACGTTCGATAGTGACTTCAACCTTCATGATCATCCCTCTCATAAAAATACTGTATAAATAAACAGTACACCCATGCGGGATAATGATCAACTCGATAAGCGCACAAATTGCGACACAGGTTTGAAAAGTTAAGTTGGTGTAACCCATTGAATAAAAGAGCCACAAGGTCATAACTTATGGTTCCCGTTCGGCTTGCTTTAGGTATTACGATATGCTGTGGATGGCTATTTGATGTGTCGTCTGCTTTGTGCCAGGAGCGGACGTTACTGAATCCGCATAACATTAGTAAAGGGGAGGTGGTAGAGTTGTAGTAAGATACCCCTTGAGAAGGTTAGTTGAAGGTTGCTACGTAACAGAGATTTTTTTATCTCCGAAGGTGTTGAGGTTTTTATCTTTAAGTCGCAATCATTGTTAAGAGAACGTAAAAATGATCGAAATAAAAGACTCGATAAATTGGTATTTAGTGAAGATTAATAAATCTATAGCGGTGATAGAGGCCTTTAAGCCGCCAGTGAATTATGATGAGTTAAGATTTCAATATAGTATTCTTATTGGATCCATGTTCTCACTTATCGATTACATAGAAGACAAAAAAATGTTCTTCAATAATAGCAAATTTGAAATCGAAAGAAAGATACAAAAGGAAATAGGTTCCGAAGGGAATATAATTATTGATTATATGAGAGAGCTGAGAAATTCTATCATTCATAGAGGTGAAGATGTGACCTCCGCGGGGAATGTGATTAACGGTAGATTTGCAATCTTAGCTCCAGTTAATATAAAAAATAGGAGTGGGCACCTGATAGAAAAACCTAAGCATATGTTTTTAGATAAGTTACTTTCTATTCTCGATAATGCCACAAAAAATGTTACTAAATCTGAACTACATAGAGTGAACCTCTTAGAAGAAAACAATACTCAGTCGATTAATGATTTGGTAACAAGTATAAAAAACATGCCAATTCCACATCATGTTCCATATGAAGTAAAAATGATGATTAACGCTCATCGAGAAAAACCTTTGGAAGAAGATTTTTTCTCGATGGCGACAGATCTTTATAATTCTTCTCTGATTAATTTGAAGAGAAATCTAGATATTCGGATGAATATCCAGCACTTATCATAATGCTTTTGGAATACTTACAAGTCTTCCATAAGGTCGCGCCAGTAACATTTTGAGCCCTTGAGGCAATGTCCGCTCATCGCTCACTGCGGACCTTCATCTCAGTTAGCTCGTCCACTGTGTGCCAGTAGCGGACGTTGTTATTACTCACCCTAAAGTAAAGAAATTGTACTCATTAAATAGTGGTAATTCCGAAGACCTTAGGGTCGGCACAAAAAATATGAGAATGGGATTGATAGGCGGCCAGTGCGTTAAAGCGTTCAAGTAACCTCATATTATTGTGATGATGCTGTGCTGAGAATTTTATATTGAACGATGCTACTTGCCCCATCATTCGCGGGGGAATGTTTACAAGGGTCTGCTTTGACAAGTCCACCACATTGAATGAAGCAAACGCAGTTCGACTCAAATTAAAAAGAAACATATTATGATTGGGATCATCTGTTCCTTGAAGATAGCCTGTATCAGGTACAGCTACTCTACAGCCCGGAATATCGTCAAAGGTTGCTACTATTAAATGACCCATTTTCCCCTTTGACTCAAGAATGTCTTCAACTGACGAATCTAGGATACTTTTTTTTGCTCCGGGTGGTGTCATTAATGCCAGAAAAAGAATCTCCAGCCACTGAAAATACTGCTCACTCGTCACCCCAAACTCCGCACAAACCTCGGCCAAATGAGGTTTTGTTCCTGCGCGTATGTCGGAGAAGTGGGCTAGCAAAAGAGGATCAGTTGGATGCATCCCCACCAATCCCTTAAACATATTAACTGTTCGAGCAATTAAATAGGGGTTTCTAATCCACCCCATGAACTTTGCTTTGAACACTCGTTCAGCTGCGCCCTTCAAAACATCGCTTCCAGAATTTACCTTTGTCACGGAGATAAGGAGGTCAGTTGCTGTAACTAAGTCCATTTCAAATTTCTGAAAGAAATCCTCTAAATTTTTTCTTAACCTTGAGCTTTTAACATCGAAACTAAAGAGATCATTAAAGGAGAGGTTCGTCTTTATCTTGACGCCTTCAGTATTTGTCAAGCGAACAACGCTATTTTCTCGATCTGCAATTTCAAATTTGTAGATTCGCTGCTTATCTTTTGGTCTGCTCTCGTCAATGCAGTTACTGCGCTGCTCTGCCTGAGATATAAAATGTTGATTCCTCGTTAGATTATCCATAAATGCTCCTTATTTCGACGATCCACCGGGCATGTAATTGACCTGCTCCCATTGATTAATATGCGGCAATGTTAGCAATACCTCCATCGATTTTGAGGACAACTATGAACGTCCGTTCCTAGCTCTAAGCTGCCCGAACTAGCATACCCAGACAGCTTAAAGCGAGCTTATGCCGCCCGCACTTTCACACCGCACATCTCTGGCAAATTGGCTTTTACCAGCGCCTCGGCGAACGGCGGCGGTACCGCTTTGCCGCAGCAAGTGCCCTACTTCACTTTTGAAGCGGCATAAAACAACCCACTTTTTTAGTAGTTGATATTGATATGAATTACATGCAAAAATATAAGGTTAACCTTACATAGCAGAGGTAATGCATGCTTGAAACAGTCGTTAAAAATTGCGCAAAAATCGAAAAACTACTGCGCGCAAGAGGCGCGGAAGGCAATGGCCTCAAAGAACTAAGTACTTCTATTAACTGGAGGCTCACTGATTCAATTGTCAAAAAACTTGCATTTATTACACATCTTCGCAACAAAATGATTCATGAAGCTTATATATGCAGCCCAAAAGAGTTTAGCAAATTTGAAATATTTTCCCTCGATGCGATTTCATACTTAGAAGGGCCCAAATTTGAGTACGCCATTCGTCCCAATTGCGATGCTGAAGAATGCTCAATAGACGACTTAGATACAATGATGAAACAACTTGAGCGTTCGATGAGTGAACTAAAAAAAATTCTTCCAAATGGACCAACTGTTGAAGAAATTGTTGAAAACGTCAAACAGGCCGAAATGAAAAGAGAGAAAGAAAATTCAGAATACACACAACCGAAACCAAATACAGATAATGCGGATTGTAAAAGCACCATTAAACTTGGAACACTTACTATATCCCCTGCTGAAGGTGCTCTCGTTACCGCCATTGGTGCATTAGCTGCTGGATACTATTTTCTTAAAAAGTAATACTTTTTATAACAAGCCCTCATAGAACGAGGGCTAAATTTTAAAGAAAAGTATGAATTATCGAGATATCATTTTCTTAAGCCACATACGATTGATGTGATGTTTCAGGCGACGCTGGTGGTGCGCCGGGAGATCCCCGGCGATTTCTACCTGCGAATAAACCATTCCCACTTCAGCGGGCCAGACGGTTTCCGGCACATCCACCAGCAGCATGGCTTCCAGCTCGATAATGCGCAGGCAGGCGTACTCGAGCAGAACATCTGTCATGCTGCACGCTCCTCAAACAACGCTTCGCCGTCGATACCGCCAACGCGATAGATAACTGCCCCATCATCAGGATAATCAACTGGCGCTGCGGTCCAGCCGTCACCTTCTAAATCCTCGTCGTCACCAAAAATGATGAAACCAGCAGTGATCAAGCAGGCTGGATACAACTCACCTTCGGTCCAGTACCCTTCGGTATCTTTGATGCATTTGACCATCATGCTGCGGCCTCCCCATTACCTTTTACGTATATTACCCAGTGCGTTTTGTCGGCTTTGCCGGTGCGCTGCCAGATGGCTGGTTTCTCGTTGGTGAGCGCCAGAATCTGGCTTATTGGTATCTGTGTTTCGTTCCATTTGAAGATGAGCACGCCGTGTGGACGCAGTACGCGAAACGCCTCTGAGAACCCGGCGCGTAGGTCGTCTCGCCACGTTGTTTTGTTCAGCCGCCCGTATTTTTTACCCATCCAGGCGTTATCGCCGACGCGCTCAAGGTGCTGCGGGTAGAACACGACAACCGGGAATGTGGCATCAGCGAACGGAAGCGCGCGGAAGTCGGCAATAACGTCAGGACTGATGACCAGGTGACGCCCGTCGCACAGCGTGTGCTGCTCCGAGCGGATATCGCTGAACACTGCGCGCTCGTCCTGCTTATCGAGCCAGAACATGCGCGAACCGCAGCACATGTCGAGAATGGCGTGCTCAGTCATTCCAGGCCTCCAGCTCGTTCTGAATTTCTTCGTCGATTTCATCCGTGGTGGCTTCTTCGTTCAGGTAATCGCGAGCCTCTTTCAGGTAGTGGTCGCGGCG